TATCGATTTGCTGACCGTTTGCTTTGACCCAAACGAAGCCGCAGGTTTTATATTTAAAACCCCAATCCTTGATGACCTTCAACGCCATGTGCATCGTTGGCCAACAGATCCAAAGAAATAAAACGCAGTCAGGTGCCGCCAATGACGCAACAGGCAGTGCAGTTATCTCAGCCATCGACATGGTTTTGTAGTATCGGTTTACATCAGTTGATGAGTTTTCCTGTGATCCCCAAGTCTCGAATGTCCAAGGCGGGTCAGCCAGAATCGCGCCAAAATGTTTCTTCGGTAGATCGTCCATTGTCACGCAAACCCCCAGATCTTGGCCATCGTCTCCAAGGTTTCCCTGAACCTCTGACCGATGTATTTGCGTGATCGGCCGCGATGTTGTGCAGCGAGCTCCAATGGCACGCGATCGCCCAGGATGTCACGCACCAGGCGATTGCCCTCGAAGCCGAGCGTCACTGTCACGGTGCGTAGTTCCTCCATAGCCTTGTGCTGTTTCTCGGTGTAGGGCGATCGCGCTGGGCCCTTGCCGTCGACCGGTTCGCGTGTGGGATCTATCGCCCGCACGGCACCAATTGCAGCATCCTCCCAGTGTCGCTGCCACTCTCGACCTGCCGCGTATTGCGCCAGATCGATCGACCCTCGAGCCAGCATGCCGGCCAGTGGGTCGTCCCGGGTTGCGCGCAGGACCGTGATCGTCTCGCCGATCTCCGAGTAGGGATCGGCAACAACCGCGGCAACGGTGCCTTGTGCCTGGATGGCCGTAATCTCAGCACGGCGATCATGGACTTTTTCGCTCTGGGGTTTTTTCATCCACACCCTTCTCCGGCTTTCGATCTTTTGCCAACCGCTCGACAATGCGCTGTGCCAACTCGCCAATCGGATGCCAGGTATCCTCGCTCATAGCGTTACTCCCCCATGTTGTGGTGTGAAAATGCCGGTATCAGCATCGACCGTGAAATGGCACGTACCGCGCTTGCCGGCACCGATCTCTCTGACTTTCTGGCTGATTACTTTGGTTTCATTTTTTGCATCGTCGCGGTGGATGCAAAGAATATTATCCGGCTTGTTGGCCCAATTAGCCGAACCATCGATGTCATACGGCCCCGGTATCTTGCCATCCGCAACGCCTGATTTTGTCGGATGCGCCGAGAGCATCACCGCTATATTCGTGTCACGGCAGAACCCCGTTATCTGCTTCAGGCAATACCCGAGAAACTCGCTCAACGTCATTTCCTTGGGCCGCGTCCACTCGATCTCATTCCATGGGTCTAGGACTATAAGCCCTGAGTGCCCGTCCTGGTGGGCATCGTAGGCGTGATTCAATATCCACGTCAGGTCGTGTGGTTGCTCGGTGAACCGTCGAATGGACGATGCGAGCACTAGACCAACCTCGGCAAAGGCGTCCCAGCCCTGTCGGTCGCCCCAAATCAGGGACAGCCGATCGTGCAGATACCGTTCGTTCTCTGGCAGATAGGCGAATGTCTTGGTGCCGTGTTCGCACCATTGGTTGCAGATCAAGTTCATCAAAAACGTCGACTTGCCGTGGTTGGCACCGCCGTGGACGACCGTGAATTGAGAAGGATACAGCAGGAAGATCTGATCCAATTCCCACCATCCGGTGGACTTCGTGACAGCCGCCACTGATTGATAGCGAGGCAGATCGGCAAGCGCGTATAGGCCGGCAAAGCCGTGCCAGAATTGGTCGGGGGTTTTGTTCAGCATCACACGATCCCCGTTTCACGCGTGCGTTGCGCCCTGCGCTCCTGATCGGTTACGGGCCTACTGCCTTTGCTGAACTTTGGGGCATTGCGGACGAAATTGCAGAATGCAGCGTCGTAATCGATGTATTGCTTGCCCGTTGATTTTAAGTAGTCACGGAATTGCCCCTCAGTCGCACGCAGATCTACTGCTAGTTCCCTTGCTATCTCGGTTGCCCTCTGTGGGACATGCCACTCGGTAGGCAGTGGTGTTGTGCGCCCTCTGCCATTTTTTTTGTGAGGTGTTTCTCTCTTACTTTCTTTCTTTATTGTGGGTGTGGGTGTGGGTGTGGGTGCATATGCATTGTACTCACTATTCTCTTTATCCCACCGCACCTTAGCTGCTCGGCGCCTGCGCTCTGTTTTGGTTCTAACTACAGACCATTCCCGCTGCAGCGCCTTCTGCATAAGCATGCCTGCATCTGCATTGCAGAACTCTTTTATTATAGGTCTCAGTAGGTTACTAACAACGGAAGTATTGCACCGAAACCGACGCGCTAACCACTCGTCATCGTTGGGGATACGTTGGTTGGGAGCGATCCACATCGCCATGAGTAGGCGTAGGTAGGCCCCGTGTTCTTCGAAGGTGAGATGCTCGGTATCGGCAAGATAACGCTGTATCCACAGCGGCATTGCAGGAAATTCAGCCATTAGAGCCCCCTTCAAGGGCTGGAGGAAAAGGTGCCGGTAAGCCCGTGAAGGTCGGGCAACGGTAGCAAGCCGCTGTCCCGGCGCGACGGTCTAGCCGCCGAAGGGCCAACTTAGAACCTGTTCGCGCGGCTTGTCACCCACCAAACGTGGACTTTTATGGTTTTGCACCGGCCCAAGTCGGGCGTGGTCGTAGGCCTCGCTCACCCAGAGGGTGAGCGGATCCTGCGGTGTAAGGATCTGGATGAGTTGCAGCCGCAGCCAGTCGTAGCGCGTGGCGGCATGCAGCATCGTGGTGTGGTCGCGCCCGCCAAAGGCCCGCCCGATCGTCGGATAAGACGATTTCGTCAGTGTCTTGCACAGCATGACCGCGACATGGCGCGGAACTATGATGCCCCAATTGCGCCGATCCGAGCGCAGATCTATCACCGTGACGCGCCAACGCTCGGCTACCGCCTTGAGGATATCGAGCAGTGCCGCCTGCTCGGCCGGCCGCCAACCATGCCCAGCAGGCCGGGGAGGCCCGTACACCTCCAGCGGGCCGACAAAGTCAGCCGGCGGCCAGGGGCTGATGTGCTTTGCCACGGGCCGGAACTTGATTATGCGTTTCGGGTCTAGTGGCTTGATCTGGCGCGAGAGCTTACGGCGCTCCTCCACCAGCGCGGCGAGCAATCTAACTTCGAGCGCAGTCGTGCAGACGACCGTATCGTTCAGCATCGCAAACCCCCATTCGATTGTGTCACGGACCCGACATTGTGTCAGGACACTTTTTGTATATCGGTCTTACCTATCGGCGCACCGGGAACTGATGCACGCGGGCAATGTCGTCGAGCACCCGCGTCAGCAAGAGCTGCGCCGCACCCTTCTTGGGTAGCCTCCCAGCCTCCCAGCGCGACAGCGTGGACTGCCTAATCCCAATGCGGGCGGCGAACTGACCCTGCGTCTCGCCCAGCCCATCACGAAACTCCTTGAGGTCTTCTGGGCCTATTGGAACCGCGCGGCTGCGTGGTGGAGTTATCGATCTCATGGCTTATTCCTCCCGTATTATTGCGGCCTGGAAGGCAATATTAACCGTTCTGTATAATATTACAAATAGATAATTTAATCGTTGACAAATCAAATATACCAAGCGCATATTGCGTCATGAGTTCAAACGGAGGCAAGGAAATGACCAAGTTCGCATATTCGCTAAGCTACTGCGTCAACGGAGATGATCGCGTCAAGATCTCGACCATCGACGCCTTTGATGAGCAATCAGCGCGTGAGCAAGTTCGCGGATTGGTCCCGCGTGATGGCTCCAAGGTCAAAATAGAATTGGCCATTTCACGCTGGAACCGCACCCAAAACGCAATGGGATTAACTGGCTCATATCCGAGAGGATCACGATGACCATCCGCAGCCAAGACGATTACGAGCTGGCCCTACACATCCGCGAGGCGTGGCAACTGATCCGCGACGGCGCATCTCTCAGCGAGATTGCGCAGGGGCTGGACCTGATCTCATCGATCATGCGCGAACTGCAAGAGCGCAAGAGTACTGCCCTGCCGGCCGGGGTTGCCGTGGTAGGCCTCGATAACCCGAATTTGTACGGGATCCTCAAAGAGCTGCTGGGAGACTGATGTGAAAATCAAAACCGAGTTTCATCCCACGCCGCGTGGCGGCGAGTGGACCGCCTTCGACGAGTATACGTACGACGGTGCCGCCGAGTTTAACATCATGGGCTGGGGCAAAACCGAGCAGGAGGCGCTCGATGATCTTGATCGCTTGTTCGAGGAGCGCGCCGAATACTTCGAGGATCTACATGAGGCCGAACGAGGAGGCAAGGATGACTGACAACAACGTAGTGAAAATGATGCAGAGCCCGCCGCAATTGCTGGAGCAGGCGATCGCAACCGGTGCCGGCATCGAAGTTATCGAGCGTCTGCTTGGTATGCAGGAGCGCTGGGAGGCCACGCAGGCCAAGAAGGCGTTCAACACCGCAATCGCGGCCTTCAAGGCTAACCCGCCGGAGATCCTGAAGACCGTCTCGGTGGGCTACGGCAAAACATCATACAAGCATGAGGATTTGGCCGAGTTGTTGGCCGCAGTAGATCCAGCCCTCGCCGCACACGGCTTATGGGTAAGGTTCAAGGTCGACAGCGCAAACAACGTGGTCACGGTCATCTGCGTAATCGGCCACGCCGACGGCTATTCGGAAGAGGCCTCTAAACTGTCGGCCGCGCCGGACACATCGGGCTCGAAAAACCCAATTCAAAGTATCGGCTCTGCGGTTACGTATTTGGAACGATACACATTGCGTGCCGCACTCGGGCTCGCCGCAGCTAAGGATGACGACGGGCTTAGTGCCAATGGCAAAGGCTCTGGCCTGATCACCGAGGAGCAGGCCGACCAGATCAACAAGATCCTGTTGCACCACAAGCACATCGTTGTGGAGAAGTTTCTCGATCTCGCCGGCGCGCCGAGCGTCAGCGATATCATGGCAGTTAAATTCGACGCCGCCATGGGGTATCTGCGCCGGCAGATAGAAAAGAAGGTCAGCCGATGAATATCGAGATCATCGACGTCGATCAGGGTTCGCCGGAGTGGTTCTTAGCGCGCGCTGGTATCCCTACCTGCTCACGGTTTGGTCATGTCATGGCCAAGGGCCGTGGCGATGCTGACAGCAAGGTACGTGCCGCCTATCTCTATCAACTCGCCGACGAGGTCATCTACGATGATCCAGTGGATGGCGGCTTTACTAACGAACACATTGAACGCGGAAAACTACTGGAGGCAGAGGCGCGTTCGATATATGCGCTGGAGAACGACGTCATACCCCAGCAGGTCGGCTTCATAAAAAATCACACGGTCAGTGCTGGCGGAAGTCCCGATGCACTGATTGGCAAGGACGGCATGCTCGAGGTCAAGACGATGTTTCCACGACTATGGATCCCGCACGTGCTCAGAGATAGCAATCCGCCGGAATTCACACCACAAGTGCAGGGCATATTGTGGGTTTCGGAAAGAGCCTGGTGCGATCTCATGATCTACTGGCCGCGGCGCCGGCCCTATATCAAGCGCATCTACCGTGACGAGCCGTACATCGCCCAACTCGCCCAAGCAGTCAAAACATTCAACGCAGAGCTGGCGACGATCGTCGCTGCGCTGCGCACCAAGTTCGATTTACGCGCCACACTGGAAGAGGCAGCAGCAGAATGACAATCACGGGATTAATTATCGTTTGCATCGGTGTGTGGTGCCTACACAGTCTTCTGAAGGGGCCACTGCTGTGAGCGAAGCCGTCGAAGCACTCAAGATCGCGCTTAAGCAGGAGGCCGAGGGCATCCTCATAACTTTCAGGATTCAGCCCGAGCACTTTCCCGAGCACCTGCTGGTGGCGAGGATCAATGCAAGGTTCGCGCTGGCGTTTCAGGAGATCGACGACAACGAGCAACCAAAGATCGCGGACCCCGAAATTAAGAGTAAGCGCCGGCAGAACGCCAATACGATGCGGGCGGCGATCGCCTGCGGCGAGCCGGCCTTCCAGACTTTTCTGCGCAAGGCCTATCCAACACATTGGGAGGGCGGGCTGGGCGAGGGCAAGACGCGAGCGGCCGATGCCATGCGTGCCCTGCTCAACATCGACTCGCGCAAGGTTCTCAGTACGGACAGAGACGCGCTGCAGCGTTTTGACGCGCTGCTGGCGCAGTACGAGATGTGGAAGCAGGGGCAGTGAATTGGCAGATCACCATCAAAAAAGCTACGGCATCGGCCGTCAATGTCACAGTCGTCTTTACTGCTACGTCGCCGATCTATTATTTTTTGGGTATCGATGTCTGGCGTATTGTGTGCATAGCTTTATTTTTTTCTTACAATTTACTCCAGCCGCGCCGCTGTTTGGGCCAGCGGGTCGCGCACACTTATCAAAACGAGCCAACCAACCTTTCGTTCGCAGCGTTATATACGGCGTCGACGGCAACCCTGTTGTGGTGGGTATTCGTGCCGCTCGATCTAGCGCTCGCGAACGGCCTTTTGATCCAGCTTCCATGCCTCGCGCTCCGTGGGAACACGCTGCACGGTCTACTGACCGGGAGGAAAACCGTGACTGAAACCGAGCGGTTGTTCGAGTGTGTTGCCCTGCGTGGTCATTGCCCCGACTGCGATGAGCCTACGCTGGAACGCACCGGATCATACGTGCGCTGTCATCAATGCCACTCAGCATTCTTCGCAGCGGACCTCATGGTCACGCGCGTTAAAATGGTGGAGGCATGATGCAACGCCGCCCGCGCCGAGAAAACCCCAAGCATCTGGCGTTCGTGCGCGAGCGGTCGTGCATCATCTGCGGTAGTTCGCCATGCGACCCGGCGCACATTAAGTTCGCCGACGCGCGCGTACTCAAGCCGCTGTCGATCAACGTAGGCATGAAGGCTGACGACAGGTTCGTCTTGCCCTTATGCCGGCGCCACCATGAGGAGCAGCATGCAATGCCGGAGCGAGCATGGTGGCACAGCTACCACATCGATCCGATCCTTTTGGCGCTCGCGCTTTATTCGATATCCGGCGATGAACAGGAATGCGACCGGCTGATCAGGCACAACATGGTCGCGATGCAGACCATCAGGGGCGAACCGTGACCAAACCAACACAAGCACAGATACTACGCGCGGCCTGTCAGTCGGCCCTTGATGCTCTTGGGCGAGACGATCCCGCATGGGCTGCGGCGCAATTAAATAGCGCCCTCACCGCCGCTGCGGGGGCGGAACAGACAGAACCAGTTATATTTACTCATACAGAAAAAGAAATGCAGTCAGAGTTTAACGCCACCATCGAACGCTGCGCACAGGTGGCGGATAATCTTGCAGGTCGCACTTCTGCCGATGTTCCTAAAACAGCATTCGAGGAAGTTGCCGCTGCCATCCGTGCGTTGAAGGACAAGCCATGAGACAACGATCTTGGTTTTGGCATGGGCGCTTTGAGGGAAAAGCTGGAGGCTACATCCCGCCACCGGGGATGCTTGCGCACTTTTTATATTGGCTCGGAAACTTTTCTGCCCGTATTGAAGGACAAGCATTGAAGGATAAGGAAAGGGAAACACCATGAACGCGCTACAATCACTGGTCCCGAGTTGGCTGCATAGAAAGGGAGATGATGATATGCCGGAAGATGAAATGCCGCCATTGCCAACCGTTGCCGCAATGCCCGAGCGGCCACCGGAGTTCAGCCAGGATGACGAGCGCGAGATGATCATCCGCCAGGCCGCCAGTTTCGTCCACGAATACAAAAGCGAACGTGCAGCCGCGCAGCGGCGGGAAAACAATCTGCAAGTACAACTCACAGAGGCTGTGTTGCAGAGCCAGAGCCAGCAAAAAAAGATCGATTATCTCGAACTGGAAAATGCAGAGCAGTGCAATAATTTGACGGTCCTGCAGTGTCAGGTCGAGGATCAGCGCCGCGTACTTTCCAAATTAAAAGAAGTCCTCGATGCCATGAACATCAAGGCGCCGGAGAAAAAGCCGCGCGCAAAAAAGAACAGCGTGACCATCGAGGCGGCAACACCTGCAAGTACTAACGACTGATAAACGCCGATGAACCTCAATGAAAACGAAAATAAGGTTCTCGCCTTTTTGGCGGATCAATTTTCATGCGATGCGGTCTATTGGGGTTTTGATGGCATAGCTCAACACATAAAACTAGACCGCAAGCAAATCCGAAGGGCCTGTCGTTCTCTGAAGAAAAAGGGCCTTGCCGAGTATATGTGCGGTCTTTTTAACGATGATGGCGAGGTTGCCGGAAGTGGATACGGGGCCACAAAAACCGGGGCCGAGCTAATCGGCATTAAGGACTAGTTAATGAACTCCGACACCGCATCATCGCTGACAACTCTCGTGATCTGCGGCATCACGCTGTTCATACTGGCGCTGCTGCTGGCGACACCGGCGGTGCCGGCAGCCGTCTGTCTGAGCAAAAGCGAGGCGCGGCAACTGTGGCCAAAATCACATCTATATTGGTACAGCCGCGATAGATGCTGGTCGAACCGCAGGGGCCCGCCGCGCGACCTGCGCATGGACCCGGTGTTCAACTCTCACGCGCAGGCAAAAAAAGAACCCCGCCTAGGAGGCGGGGTGATCAATACCATACCAGCAGATCAGTTTAACGAAATCGACGCACAGGCCGACGCGGATACGTTCTTCGAGGCCAAGCCGTTTGAGCTCTGGCGCTTGGTAGCGGTGGTCGACC